TGGGGCGTCGACTCTCCCATGGTGGGAGCCTCATCGAGGTATAGTGCCTCGACTCACTTTGACTCCACTGCTACTAGGGTCTACATATGCCTCCGAGAACCAGAACAAGAAATATGTTCCAATTCTCTGGAGGATCATATCGCTGGCGTGTGATCAACGGCACCTGGTTCAATGGCTCTACATCCAACCCTTACTATCGTAAGGAGGAGTATTGCAATGACACAGTTGGCGTATATCCTTATACTGAGAATGATCTCACTCTTCAGGCTAAGGATGTCAAGAGGCCCCTCGTGTACAACGGCACCTTCAAGTATGGTGCCAATGAATACGAGTGTAACGGGTTTCACCCTGCATTTAACTATTGCAGGAATACCTATGGACCCTCAACGACGACCACATCCGGCCACGTTCCTGGCTCCGTTGCCACAGTCGGGTACTTACAGACTGAGTTGCTCAAACGGGCAAATCCGTCTGTACCTGACGTCGACCTCTTGAACTTCATATGGGAACTTAAAGAGTTTCCCTCTATGTTGCGTCATTTGGGCGATTTGTGGTCCTTTGGCAAGAACATTCCTACGTACTTCCGATCAGGGGTACGTTGGAATAAACAGGCTAGGTCCGCCATTGGCGGGGCACCTATCACTGTTGCCTTTGGATGGAAGCCACTTCTGAGCGACCTGCGTTCCTTAGTTGCCACTGCAGAGGCTATAGACAGACGTCTAGAGCAGCTGCGAGAAGCAAGCAAACCTGGGGGAACAACCACCAGGATGAGGATACGGAGTGGACAGCTCTCTTCGAGCCATAACACTCAGATAGGTCCGTTTTACTATCGAGTAAGACGTACCACGCAGTTCGAGGAGTGGGGTGTACTTAAACACTCCATTCCCAATACCGGAAGGATCCCTTATTGGACCTTCGAGGATGCTTGTTCTCTTGCATACTCGACGAATCTTTCAGCCGCGACCGTGTGGAACTCGTTCCCATGGTCTTGGTTGATCGATTATCTGTACAATGTTGGATCCTTTCTCGAGGCTGGCCAAAACCGCCTCGGATGGAAGGCCGAAAAGGCACTCATAATGCGTAAATACATAACGCACTGTGAGCTCATACCTTATGGGCCCTATCCACCGGGAACTCAGAACGGTTCAATGACTTGGACGTCAAAGAACCGGAACGTCGTAGTTAACCCTACCCCAGTCATAGCCTTTCGGCCTATGATAACGTCAGGTCAACTGACGAATCTGGGAGCACTAGCACTCGCGTTTGCCACGAAAGCAAACACGAAAGTAGCAGTAACAAACTAGGCTTGCTTAGTTTGTGTGTGCAAGCCACCCTCATCGATCCCCTGTTAGGGGTGAGGGTGGTAACCACCTGAACCTCGAAAGGGTATCTTAACATGTTCGCTGACACTCTTACCTGCAACTATGCAGGTACCGGTGACCTCGTTCTTACCAAACGTAAGGAAGACGGGTACACCTCCGAATACTTCGGGACCATTGCCGATCGTGACTTTGTTGCCACGATCAAGCATACGCTTCCGAAGAGCCGTATCGCAGGCGAGACTTCGCACATGCTTCGTCTTGACTGCATCAAATATGATGCAGCTGGGGCGATCATCGAGAAGTCCTCGACCTGGCGCGTCTTTGGTACTTACCAAGGACGCCAGGATGCTACTAACGTGTCCAACCTGGACAAGGCAGTAGGTTCCATCCTGACGGCTGGGAACGTGACTAAGCTTCTGAATGGCGAAAGCTAAACAGAAGCCGTCACGTGGTTTCTTCGTGTCAGTCAACCCTCAACTCTAGGAGTATGTCGGTATGACTACAAACGGACATGTTGTTTGTGGGGCTCTGAGATCCATTCTGTTGGACTTCGAAGCCCACTACACAAATGACATCGTGTCGATGCTGAGCGAAGACATTGATGACCTTGAAGCACGGGTTAACACCCGTGGTTACGGGGTCATCATGATCGACCTGCCAAAACTTGGTAAGGTCTATGATAAGGCGTTGTCCACCGGATTTCTTCCGAAGGACTTCACCTTTCCTCGCTCACTGCTAAGGACAAAGAAGCAACCTATCTTTGGTCGCCTATTTGGCCTCAGCTTCCGTCAAGGCAAGCTGTCCAACCCTGAACCAGAAGTGGTTAAGTACACACGGGCCCTATTGTATGCTTACAAGAAGGCTCGTATGGACTGTCCATCCAATGTAGTGAAGAAGGCACACCATGCTTACTTTGAGCTTGATATGTCACTTCGCTGGCCCACTCATGACTGGTGGGACATTGGACCAGGCCCGAAATTCCGCGAGCGAACTTCGTTCGCAAGTGGATTCGAGTCTGAAAGAGGCCCTTTTAAGGGGCTCTTGGACGTGTTGGACGGCGTGTGTGGATGGATCACTCCAGCCACTTGTCCTGAACTTGAGGACCTTGCCGGAAGACACGGACCTGGTGCAGTTTCTGACTTGCGTGGGGGAGAAGATAAGTACGTCTTCCCAACGTGGCCAGATTCCCTTGCCAGAAAGTTCCCTCCCGGTCAGATGATGACCATCTGGGGACTTTCAGAGTTCGGTATTCCGAACTCTTGGGGAGGGGAGCCGAGATCTAAGTTGATCGCGGTTCCTAAAACCCTTGACAAGCCGAGGTTAATCGCCTCGGAGCCTACAGCGTTAATGTGGTGCCAGCAAGCATTGCTTGCCTGGCTTCGCACTAACACAACTCCCTTGATCAGGTCTTGCGTGGATTTCTTCTCGCAGGACCCTTCAAGAGATCTGGCCCTTCGCTCATCTATTGATGGACGAATGGTTACGGTGGATCTCGAATCCGCCTCAGATCGTTTGAGTTTGTGGACTGTGGAACGTGCCTTTGCATCGAACCCAGAACTTCTGGAATTCCTTGCAGCAGCACGTTCCTTTACCACCTACTCAGAGTTGGTAGGCCGTGAAGCCCGAATGCGGAAGTTTGCCGCACAGGGCTCTGCACTAACCTTCTACGTCCAGTCCGTCATCTATACAGCATGTGCCATAGCGGCCGTGTTGTATAGTAATGGCATCAGGACGAAGGAGGGGATCACAAAGTCTGCCATAACGAAGGCAGCCAATGTGGTCAGGGTCTTTGGTGATGACATTGTCACCACCAAGGAGTCACTTGTGTTCTTAGGTGTCCTATTTGAGTTTCTTGAACTCAAGATAGGTATGGACAAGACACACTCTGAGGGAAACTTCAGGGAGTCTTGTGGTATGGATGCGTATTTTGGATTCCAAGTTACGCCCCCATACCTACCATACATCACACCTAAGTGGGATACCCTTGAGCTTGCATCCTGGTGCGGAGTACATAACCATGTACACGCACTAGGGGGGTTCGACAACTTATGTAACTACATGAGAAGTCTTATCCCAGAAAGGACCATGGGACGATTGTTCGTTTCCAAGGTCCCGCAAGCGGGGCTCTGGCTGCGCACTGAGGAAGACGTTGTCAAATACCCCAACAGGGGTAGATGGAACGCCGACCTTCAAACCTGGGAGTACAACGCCTTGTGCGTTGAACTCCTAGCCAGTCGCGGAGTCAGGGAGTCCTATGCGAACCTGCTTCAGTATTTTACTGAAGCATACTCCGAGCAGCGCGTAAGCGCTACAGAGGGTATTGACTTGATGGACCTTTCGGGGTTCACCAAGGCAGGGTTCTACAGGACACGCCGTGCTCGGTTGAGCAAGGCGTGGGTCTCAGAAGTCTGAGG